GTCAGAAGAAGCAGACAGTACGAAGTTGCGCGCAGACTTCACTCGGTCAACATGAGGACCAATCATCCCTCAAAAATTGATCCGGAAGGATGGAGTGCAAAGAAATCTGAAGATGCTGCAGCCAATTGGCACGACAATGACGGCCGTCGACGCAGCGCTGCTAGCAAACTGAAAGAGACGTGGGCAGCACGTAATGCTGAAATGAGAGAGCATGCTCGCGCAGCCGGCAAAAAGGGGTCTAAGAAATCAGCCGACCAACGGCGAGGTCAGAAGTTTCCCGAGTGGGGACGCAAAGGAGCTGACAACGCAGCAACAAAGACGTGGACTGTCGTTGAGCCAGGTGGTGACGTAGTAACAATCCAAGGATTGGGCGACTATTGCAAAGTCCATGGACTGAACGCCAACTCAGTGGCCATCTACGCCAACAAGGCAAAACCTTACAAGAGTTACTTCTTCCGCAAACCTACAGGAGGTACAAGGTGACACACATTGCTGTGATTACTGATCAACACTTTCGGCGTCCGTAACGACAGCTCCGTCTTCGACAGATACATCGAGCAGTTCTACACAGAGGTGTTCTTTCCTGAGATCGATCGCCGCGGAATCAAGACGGTGTTCATGCTCGGCGACACATTTGACCGCCGGAAGTACATCAACTTCCACACGCTCGCTCGATGCAAGCGATACTACTTTGATAAACTCGCCAAGCGCAACATCGACACGCACATCATCGTCGGCAACCACGACGCTCACTTCAAGAACACAATCGAGATCAACAGCATCGATCTGGTGCTCGGCGAGTACAGCAACATCACCCCCTACAGCCGCCCACGCTCTGTGTCGATAGACGGCACCGAGATTCTCGTGATTCCGTGGATTTGCGAAGACAACGACGAGGCGACGGCGAAAGCCATCAATACGTCGCGCGCACCGATCGTGTTCGGCCACCTCGAGCTCAAGGGGTTTGAGATGTATCGAGGTGCCGTGATGGACCACGGCGCGGACTCTGCCATCTTCGACAAGTTCGAGTTGGTGCTGTCCGGACACTTCCACCATCCCTCACGACGTGGGAACATTCAGTATCTCGGCGCTCCATACGAGATGACATGGAGCGACTACGACGACCCTCGGGGATTCCACATCTTCGATACGCGATCGTACGAGCTCGAGTTCATCCGCAATCCTCTGCGCATGTTTCATCGAGTCTGGTACGACGATAGCGACAGCAAGCACCCCAAGGAGGCGCTGTCAGGAACGAACGATCTCTCCGCCCTTGAAGGGAAGACGGTCAAGGTGATTGTCAAGAAAAAGTCCAACCCGACAACATTCGACCGAGCCATGGCCACGATAGACTCCGCCAAGCCTGCAAGCGTCCAGATTGTCGATGATCACCTGAACAAGCATGATGTCCTCGAGGAAGACATCGTTGTTGATGCTGCCACTACCAACACACTAGATCTGCTCAAGGAATATGTGAGCAAGCGAATCGATCCCGCCGAGCAGGATCGCGTCAGTCGATTGTTGAAGGATCTCTATAGTAGTGCTCTCGAATCCCAATGGAATGAATGATGATCCACTTCACCAAGCTTCGTTGGCGTAACCTAATTTCGACCGGAAACGTATTCACAGAGGTCGAACTCGACGCCGCATCGACCACGCTGATTGTCGGATCTAACGGAGGCGGGAAGTCGACGATGATCGACGCTCTATGCTTCGCGCTGTTCGGCAAACCGTACAGGTCGATCAAGAAGTCGCAGCTCATCAACTCAATCAACAAGTCGGACTTGATGGTGGAGGTTGAGTTTGCGGTCAACGGCAAGCGCTACCTTGTGCGGAGAGGAGCAAAGCCGGACGTGTTCGAGGTGTTCATGGACGGCGTGATGTTGAACAAGGATGCAGCCGACAAGGACTATCAGGATGTCTTCGAGAAGACGATCCTGAGGATCAACTACAAGAGCTTTTCGCAGGTCGTCGTGCTCGGCTCCACGTCGTTTGTGCCGTTCATGCAGATGTCTCCCGCCCACCGCCGTCAGGTGATCGAAGACCTCCTGGATCTGCAGGTGTTCAGTTCCATGAACCTCCTGCTCAAGGACCGTGTCGCGTCCAACAAGAACGCGCAGAAAGAGGCCCAGGCCAGCGAAGCGGCAGCCAGAGACGCGCTCGACAGGACCAACAGGTTCATGCTCACGCTCGTCGAGCAGTTACGCATCTCAGGAGAGACCGACGCGAACGAAAGGAACCGACTTCGCGGAGAGATTGAAAAGCACGTGGCTGAGGTCGAGAAGATCGACGTCGAGATCCGAGAGACTTCGGATCGAATCGCCCAGAGCAGCCTGGACGCATTGAAGCGAAAGGTGTCGAAGCTGCGTGAGACGCAGGTTCTGCTTGCAAACAAGTCCCGCCACCTCGAGAATGAAGTCGAGTTCTTTCGCAACAACGACGCGTGCCCTACCTGCAGTCAGTCTATCGCCGACGACTTCCGATCACACGCCGTGCAGCTGCGCGAGGCCGGTCTGGCAGATCTGAAGGTGGCAACCAGACGAGCGACCTCTATGGACGAAGAGCTGAGTGAGCAGCTCGCGGACGTCGCCGCCGAACAAGGGCGTCTTGCAGATCTCGATTCTCGCCGCCAACGAGAACTGCATGCAGCCAAGATGCTCCGTCGACAGCTGGACCAGCTAAGCTCTCCGACATCGGAAGCTTCCGACAGCCTACGCAATCTGGAACTCGAGGCAGCCACGTTGAAAGAGCGCATGGAGTCGGCGGCAAGGGCCCATGCCGAGTCGTGTGCGGAGGGTCAGACGCTCGGCATAGCGTCAGCTCTGCTCCGAGACGGCGGCATCAAGTCCCTGATCGTACGCAAGTATGTGCCGGTCATCAACCAGCTGATCAACAAATACCTTGCCTCGCTCGACTTCTTCGTGGCCTTCGAGATCGACGAGAACTTCGACGAGAGGATCTTGTCGCGAGGACGCGACGACTTCTCGTACGCATCGTTCTCGGAGGGCGAAAAGGCACGCCTTGACCTGGCCATCATGTTCGCGTGGAGATCTATCGCTCGCATGCGAAACACAATGTCGACCAACCTGCTGATCTTCGACGAGGTGTTCGATGGCTCGCTCGACACATCAGGCGTCGATGACCTGGTCAAAATCATCGGCGAGGTTGCCCATCGAGAGAATGTGTTCGTGATCTCGCATCGTCCGGACGCGTGGTACGACAAGTTCGAGCGGGTGCTGCGATTCGAGAAGCGATCCAACTTCAGCCAGTTGATAGAGTCGACATGACACGCTACCCTCGCTTGATAGACAGAGCATTGCTGTCGACAGTCGTCAGTCCGGACCGCCCAGCAACTCCTGTCATCGACATAGAGAGCGCGGCGATAGTTGCTGGGCAACTCAAGGCAATCATCGGCCAACACAGGCTGATGTTCGCGGTCGCTCCATACGTCGGAATTTCACTGCGGATAGCGGTGCTGGTCGACGGAACTACGATGATCAACCCGACGATTGTCGGAGCAGACGAAGCTTTGTCGCCGACCCAAGAAACGTGTCCGCTGTATCCAGGAATCGCAGTGGAAAGGTCCAGACCTACGTGGATCCGCGTCAGATATGTGTCGGAAGACGGAGAAACCACAACGCGCCGACTCGAAGGCAGGGCGGCCGCGTTGGTGTGTCAGGCAATCGATGTGCTCGACAGCAAGACGCTGCTCGACGGCCTGTCGTCGCTCAAGAAAGAGAAGCTACTGCGCAAGTCGGCTTCAGCGGCCAGACGAATCAGAGCGTCGTAGGATACCGCCACACGCTGTGGCCCGATCCCCAAATCCGAGTCCAGCCGGCGCCGGACATATTGGCCGCTTCCGACAAGATCGGATTGAATCGATCGCCGAGTAGGGTAGGCAGGCAAGATCTACGGGTCGCCGTCCGTCGAAGAACGACGCCGCCCTTCATCCAGAAGTAGTCGGGATTGTAGATCCCACGCCGGACATAGTCAGGAACTACATACACATCGCGCCTCAATTCGACATCGCGCACTTCGATCGCCGTGCTAGAGTTGACATACGTCGATCGATCGAGTAGGATTAGCCTCGATCCGAACTGCTCTTCGAGCAGCCGACGGAACTTTTCGAGCTTGGTGATCATTGAGGACCTTTGGTTTGAGCAACAAGAAGCTTACAGTAGTCGAGACGTGGTTTGGAACGCCTAACGGCGAGGGCCTGCATGTTGCCGGCCGGACCGACGGGGCAATGTGGGTTCGCACGGCTCGGTGCCCGTTCACATGCAAGGCTTTCAACAATCCCGCCGGCGTCGACACCGAGACCGACGAGGGCCTTGGGTTCGATCCGACCGCGTTGAAGTCGCTGGACGACATGCCGGAGATCACTGTGGGGTGCGACAGTATATATGCTTGGGACCCCAGGTTCAAACATCTCTGGCGGGACTTTACGGCCGCCGAGCTCGCAGAGCATCTTGTATCGCTATTGCCGTCGAATGTGACAGGGTGGCAGCACAATCGCACCAAGCAGCGATACGGCCTGACGATCACCGGCGGGGAGCCGACGCTGACTCTGAAGTTCTGGGTCGAGGCTCTGTTCCATCCTCTGTTCGATGGGATGAAGACAGTGACATTTGAAACGAACTGCGCCGTGCCCCTGATGCCGAAGCACATGCATGATCTCAGACGGTGGTGCGAGGCCGAGCCTGGTCGCAAGATCATCTGGTCCAACAGCCCCAAACTCTCTGTTTCAGGCGAACCTTGGGAGAAGGCCATTGTGCCTACCAATGCGCTGATGCAGCGGCTTGTCGGCGAAGGCAACTTCATCCAGTACTTCAAGTTCGTGGTCGAGCCCACCGAAGCGAGCTTTGCGGAGGTCGAGCGGGCCATGGACGAATACAGGGCCTCGGGAATTCCTGAGGACATCGAGGTGTGCCTGATGCCTTGTGGTGCTTCCATCGAACAACAGCAGTCGATCGATTCGCAGGTGGCGCTGATGGCCATTGAGCGTGGCTACCATGTCTCGTGGCGAGCTCACCTGTACGCCTTCGGTAATCGTCCAGGAGTATGAACATGTCAGAGCATTCCAAGACCGCCAGGCGCCACTATGTGAGCTGGACCGACATCGACCACGCATGCAACGACATCCTCGACCAGATACTGCTTGACGGCAAGATGCCCAAGCGCATCGTTGGGTTGACCCGGGGCGGACTGATCCCTGCGGTGATCCTTTCCCACAAAAGTCGCATCCCGATGTCGTCGCTGGACTGGCAGACCCGCGACGGAACGACCAAAGAAGCCCTCAAGCTGCAACGTCTGATTGACGATCTTGTCGACCCCGAAGACACGATCCTCGTGATCGACGACATCGCCGACTCCGGACGCACTTTTGCGTCGATCAAAGCCGCAATTCCTGCGGGCCACGAATCGCAAATCGTCTTCGCTGCGCTGACACACAAGTCGAGCTCGGAAGTCGAGCCGGAATACTATTCCACCTACCACAACGCCCGGGAAAACGTGTGGTTTGTGTATCCGTGGGAATCAACGTACAACCCTCGTTATTAGCGTCTGACGTCAGACGGAAAGGCACCCGCCCGCCAAACTTTGACAAGTGGAGCACATCCTGTCGGGGCAAGGTGTGGATGAACAACGGTGTTGAAACAGTTCGTGTGTCGCTAGAAGATGCAGCTACGTATGCAACCGTGGGATATGTACGAGGAAAACCAAAAGTATCCTGCTGCCGCTGCTCATACACTGCTGACGTTTACAACTTCAACCGCTATCACAAAAATATGCCCCCACACCACTCAAGGATACCTGAGGCCCAAATGACCACCGAAATTCGCAGCACCAAGAGCTACTGGAAGCTCCCTACGAGCCATATGCAGTGGTTCGACCAAAACGCCGACGGCAGTCCTGGACCCTGTGCCAAGTGGCACGGATACGATCGATCGTTCCACTTCGAGTTCGCCGGTGACATCGACGATCATGGATGGATCGTCGGCTTCGGTGATCTCAAGCCCGTCAAGGCCTTTCTTGAGTACTACTTCGACCACACAGCCCTCGTTTCTGCGGATGATCCGAGAATGCCAGACATTCTGGCCGCCTCGGACGCAGGCATTGTCGACCTGCGCATTCTTCCGTATGGAGTCTCGATGGAGATGACGTCGCTGTTCATCTTCGAGCAGGTCAATCCGTTCATCTTCCAGATCAGCGGTGGCCGCGCCTATGTTCGCAAGATCGAGTCCCGCGAGCACGACTCGAACTCGGCGTGGTTTGAGACAGATCGAATCACCGCCATGCGCCAGGCAGAGTCCTTCTTGATGGACGGCTTTGCGCCAATCTGCTGCATTCCACGGTGGAAGTGGAAGTCGCCTATCGAGGCCTTGAATGCCATCCGTTCGCTCACCTCAACGACCCCATAAGGAGACGTAATGAACAACCGATCAAAATGCGACCCGCAGCTCGGCCAGAAGGTGCACGCGCACCTCGTCAGCAAGGGAATCGAGACTCCGATGACGGCTGCCACAGCATCGAGTCGCGACGAGAAGATCGCGGCCATCTCGGCGAGCGTCAGGAGCATTCTACTTTCGTTGGGACTCGATCTCGCCGACGACAGTCTCGAGGAGACGCCGAACCGCGTCGCCAAGATGTACGTCGACGAGTACTTCTACGGACTCGACTACAACAACTTCCCCAAGTGCACCGTCATCGACAACAAGATGGCAGCTCCCGAAGAGTTTGTGCTCGAGCGAAACGTCAAGGTGCAGTCGGTATGTGAGCACCACATTCTCCCCATCCTCGGCCGAAACAAGGGCCACGGTGGAGCAGTAGTCGCATACATCCCCAACAGCAAGGTGCTGGGCCTGTCGAAGATGAACCGGATCGTCGACTTCTTCGCGCGACGTCCTCAGGTTCAGGAGCGTCTGACTCACCAGATCCTCGAAGCGTTGAAGTGCATCCTCGACACCGACGACGTTGCCGTGTACATCGATGCAGAGCACCTGTGCGTATCGACGCGAGGCGTGGCCGACAATGGCAGCTCGACCGTCACGTGCGCCATGGACGGCAAATTCGTGTTCGACGACAACGTCCGCAAGGAGTTCTTGGCGATCGCGCGGAGCACGTTTGCGTCGTGATCAGCACGCTGAGGTCCTTCATCAAGGTGCGAACCCAATTCGAAGGGTTCCACCACTATCCGAACGCAGGGTCAATAGATCCTCGAATCCAGTTCCTCGAAAACAACCACCGCCACCTTTTCAAGGTCGAGGTCAAAATCGGGGTCACGCATCTTGACCGCGAGCTCGAGTTCTTCCTGGTCAAATGGGCGCTCACCGAGCATCTGGACAGCGGCGACCAGAACCACCAGAGTTGCGAAATGATTGCCCGTCGGATTCTCGAAGAACATCTGATTCCTCGATACGGCAGTGACAGGTACTACGAAGTGGTCGTCTCCGAAGACGGCGAGTCCGACGGCATCGTGGAATACACGCCGCTCTCTAAATAGCAGTCGAGCCACCCCAACACGCACACAGAGCCCGCCATGAAGACATTCCAGACCTTCCTATCCGAATCCGCGGAATCCACCACTACCTACGCTGGCGTCCAGGTTCCCAAAGCAGACCTGAGCAAAATGCGTGCGTTTGTGTATCGCGGAGTGCATGAGTCGGACAAGCCGCACGACGAAATCAAGAAGGCGTTCGTCGCCAAGTACGGCGCCAAGTACACCAAGATCTTCGACAATCTCGTCGACGAGATGATGGACTGACCCCCACTCACAGAGGCAGGCGTTGACGCTCAGCGCCTGCCTCTCGTAACATGTGCTTCTCTTTGCAATGAGACTTCGCTAATGACAAACTCCTCTGTGCAGTTTGCACATATCGCTCCGACGGCGTATCTCCGCGACTTCACGCGGACTAACGACGTCCACCTGGTGCTTGCTCACCTCGTCGAAACAGACCCGGCGTACGCGGCGTACTATCGGTCGCTCGACGACGGCAAGCTCAAGATCATGGACAATGCCGGCTTCGAGATGTTCAAGCAAGGCAAGCCGATGTATCCGTCTGATCGCCTGATCGATGTGGGCCGTGCGTGCAACGCAGACATCATCGTGATGTCGGACTATCCGAGCGAACACGTCGACAAGACGATTGCGGCAGCGGAAGCCGCCATTCCGCAGTTCAAGCAGGCAGGATTTGGAACGTTCTTCGTGCCCCAGTCGGAGCCTGGTCGTCTCGATCAGCTCTTGCGGGGACTCGAGTGGGGATTGAACCGCCCGGACGTCGATCTGATCGGACTGTCAATCCTTGCGTGTCCGATAGCTTTCGGCGTCGAACGCAACAACCCACTTCAGCGGTTCCTTTCGCGCTGGCACGTATTGCAGCACATGGACCGAGCCGGCCTGCTCCGATCGCCAAGCGCTCACAAGCGCTTCCACTGTCTCGGCATGGTCGACGGTCCTCGCGAAATGAACCTGCTCCGACCGTACTTCCCATTCATCAGATCGTGGGACTCCTCGGCGGCGGTGTGGGCCGGTCTGCACGGCCGTCGGTTCGATTCGAGTCCGACCGGACTGATCGGCGGCAAGTTCGAGCTCGAAGTCGATTTCGGGTTTCCGTTCTCCGAACAGCTTCGCGAGTCTGCAGATGTCGCATTCAACGTCAGTCTCATCGACAAACTCAAGCGAGACGAAGCATGAGCAACTTCTATGTCATCGGCCTTGCAGGTAAGAAGGGTGCCGGCAAAGATTCTGCAGCTGCTGTGATCCAGCAGGCAGTAAAGACTGAGGGTCACGGGTTCGCGAAGTTTGCTTTCGCAGATCCCATCAAGCGCAGATTCATGCAGATCGTCGGTGCCAAGACGGAAGCCGAGTACGATCAGATCAAACGGTCTCGCGCAACGATTGGATCCGGCATCGCAGAGATTTCGATGCGCGAAGTGATGCGCGGCATCGGCATGCTGATGCGATCATACGACGAGAACCAATTCGTCGAGTACGTCCGCAAGCAGATACTTGCCGAGTACCAAGATCACATCAGGTATCGTCGATCGATGGGCAGCGACACGTACGTGTGCATCACAGATGTTCGGTTTGTGAATGAGGCAGCAATGCTCCGCACCGACTTCGGATCCACCATCATCCAGATCGTCAATCCGAACGACACCAGCGCCGACACGCACGCGACGGAGCAAGGACTGCCTCCACACACAGTCGACACGGTCGTCGAGAACCCTCGCGAGTGTGATCTCCCGCTCATCGACGTGCCGAGGCAGGCTCACGCGTTCAGCGCCGCCATTACCGACAGCATCCGCCGATATGTTCGTTGCCGTCCCTACGATTAAGAGGTACCCATCATGCTTCGCCATGCCCGCCCCCATCTAAAGCCAGACTCCGACGAGCTGTGCGTCCAGCCAAACGCAATCGACGTTCGGGTCGATCGTATCTTCCGATTCACAAACGCGACCAACGACGAATTCCGCCTGGTCGATACGCCCGGCACGCGAGAAGTCAAAAACCACCGCCAGACAGTCGAAGTTCTGCGCCAACCCATTCCCAGAGTCGACACACCCTGGGCTGCGTCTGGCTGGGTTCTCGGTCCGGGCGAATACCAGTTCGAGACCACTCAGAGCATTCTTGTGCCTGCAGGCATGGCCGGATGGCTGATTCCGAGATCGACGCTCAACCGCAACGGCATTGGAATCACTTCTGGGCTCTACGATTCGGGCTACAACAATGGCATCGGCGGACTGATTCGCGTTCCGGCCGGACTTACGTTCACCGTGTCGTGGCGATCGCGCATCGCGCAGTTCATCATGGCCGACGCAGAGACGGCCGGCCTGTATGCCGGCGACTACAACAAGAAGGACTGAAGCAATGACAAGCCAACCAGACGACACAGAGAGCAACACCGTCGAGCCGATTGTTGCGGTGAAGCTGATCTCAGGCGAAGAACTAGTCGCTCGACTGCTCGTAGCAAAGTGCTCTCAGAGCAACATCGCACTCGCCCAGCCATTTGCGGTCGGAATGGTGCCGAGCGGCAACTCAATGGCACTCTCGATGATGCCGTTCATGCCATACGCCGACGAAGACGATCTCAAGTGCATGATCATCGCGGCAACGGGGTTCATCACGATCGTAGGCGTCAGCCAGTCGATGGCCGACGCCTACAACGAGCGGACTGGCCGCATCGTCGTGGCGAGACCTAAGATCGTCGTGAACTGAAGCTTCAGCTCCCGCCAGGCGGCACGTACTCCCAGCGCCTCTTGCCGCAATCGTAGATCTTCAGAAACCCCATGTCGGACATGAATGCCGACTCGGTAGTACCTGCCGGGCAGCCGATGAGCCTCTTCTGACACGACTGCTTGCTATAGCGCTTCTGCCTCTTGACGTAGGAGTAGTCTGGACTTAGCGTCGAGGTGCATCGCAGTCCCAGCCGCGCATACGATGCACCGTCCGTCCAACGATTGTCGGACCACGTCACGAATCCCGTATTGGCGAACCACACCTCCACCGCCTTGGCCAACATCCGCCGGGATCCGCCGACAACCGACGTCCCCGACTCAAACGCAAGTCTCGACAGCGTCCACATTCCATCCTGCCGCTGGTGTCGTCTGAAGGTCATAGCAGCCACGATGGCGCCATCGTGGCGCAACACGACAGACCGAGTGCTGCCCTGCGACGGCCCCTGGATGTGATTCTTCTTGAAGAAAACAGCGACCTCGGCAGGCTGATGCTCGTATGTCTCCGGCCGACACTTCCTCGCACCAATCTTGCGGTCATAGACGCCACAGGCTGCCCTGATGAACGACACGACTTGATCTCTGCGCTCGATCCATTCGTCCTCGAAAATAGTGAACAGTCGAATGCCTCGCTGCTCGCATAGTTTAGACTTGAGCCGATGATAGAAGGCGCGACGGAACTTGGAGCTGTGCCAATACAGCCCACAATACTCGAAAGCCATGTTCAACTCCGCACAGTACCCATCCAACTGGTAGCCGCGGTCTATTACGCCATATGCAGAGGGAAACGGCTTGCCGGTAGCCGCCTCAAAGACGCTGCGGACCTCGTCCTCAGCTTTCGAGGTGGTGATTACCTCGTTGCCCGGCACACACTGTCCCCACTTGGCCAACTTTGCGGAGAGCATCTTTTCCTGCATTTCAGGCAGAGTCAGCGGATCCGAGGCACCGTATCGGAGCAGGCACGTGGTCTCTCGTTTCGACTGCGCCAACGCATGAGACACAGATCCTGGCCGGTACAGATCTGCTCGTCGCAATGTAGCCTTCTGTCTCGCGATCGGATCCTCGAAACCATAGCTGCCAAACTGTTGCCTCCGATCCTCGACTCTCTTTGGCATGGCGGCCTTCAGTTTGCGAGAGATCTTTGCGTTCCGCGACGGACTGTCGTGCACGCACTGCATCGAACAAAGCCGTCGATACCCACTCTTGAAGTTCTGGAATTCCGTCTGCGTCTTTCCGCAGCACTCACACATAGGCGGTCGACTAATCCCCGCATCAATGCAGTACAGCTTCTCCACAATGTCGTCTGTCGCAGGGTCGATCCCCGATTGTTGCAGCAGGTCCAGCCAGCCCCGTAACTCCCACCAGCGTTTCGTGGCGACCCGGCTTACCAGGCGTCGGGAATCGCTCGACATGCAGTGTTGACGAATCCAATCTCGCGTAATCATCCGAAGGCCTCGTTGCGAATGAGTATGTAGTATACGCAATGAGGGCCGTTGAAACAACGCATCGTGCGTCTGATGCTAGGCTGCAACCAAAACACGGCAGATCGATGAAAACTGAAATCACAATCGAAGAGCTTCGGACACGAAAGCTGTTCATCGGGGTGCCGATGTACGGCGGGATATGCTACGGGACTCACGCCAGATCCTTGATGGACCTGACGCTGCTGCTCCACCAGTACGGCGTCGAGTTCAAGGTGTACTTCATTATGAATGAGTCGCTGATCCAACGAGCTCGAAACTACATCGCCGCAGAGTTCATGGCTTCTGCGTGCACCCATCTGTTGTTCGTCGATGCCGACGTGTCGTTCAATCCTCACGATGCGGTGGCCTTGTTGGGCTTGCAGTCTGACGATTCGCCCTACGACGTGATCGGCGGGCCCTATCCCAAGAAGGTGATCAGCTGGGAGAAGGTCAAGGCCGCTGTCGACAAAGGGATGGCCGACGAGAACCCGAACACGCTCGAGAAGTACGTCGGCGACTATGTGTTCAATCCTCGAGTCGAGCCAGGCACAGCGCCTGGAGGGGCAGTCCAGGTCCGGCTCGACCAACCTCTCGAGGTGGCGGAGCTCGGAACCGGATTCATGATGATTCGCCGCCAGACCTTCGAGAAGTATGATGCCGCATATCCCCACAAGCGATACCTGCCTGACCACGCCAGGACGGCCAAGTTCGATGGATCCCGTGAAATCGCGGCGTACTTCGACTGCGAGATCGACCCGACAAGCAGACGCTACCTGTCCGAGGACTACCTGTTCTGTCGAAACGTGTGGGACATGGGCGGCAGGGTTTGGCTCTGTCCGTGGATGAAGTTGCAGCACACAGGCACATACACGTATAGTGGGTCCCTCGGCGATGTGCTCAGCATCGGCGCCGCAGCCACCGTCGACCCCTCAGCCATCCAATCGACCACCGGGAGCACAACATGAAAGACAAAGAAGCTATCCGCAAGGTAGTCATCGAAATCGACAACTCAATGACCCGCATCGACGCAGAGCGTGACTTCATCAAAGAGGCCATCGCGGCCGCGTCGGAAAAGCACGAGATCGACAAGAAGACGCTGCGCGCAATGGCACGCCTGTACCACAAGTATGCTCTCGATGTCGAGGATGCTCGGGAAGCGTCAGAGCGACTGTTCGAGGCATACGACCGGATAATCCGTCAGCCATAAAGACAGAGGAGCTACACCATGAAGATTTCCAACGACACCGTCGCCGTTCTCAAGAACTTGGCGGCGATCAACCAGTCGATTGCTATTGATGCAGGCAGTTCTCGACTGCACACCGTCTCAAACGCAGAGGACCTGTACGCATCGGTCGTGGTGCCGGAGGTGTTTCCTGTGTCCTGCAGCATCTATGACCTCAACCAATTCATCTCGGTAATGTCGCTGCTCGACGATCCGAAATTCGACTTCCAAGCCAACAAGGTAACGATCTCCGAGGGAACTCGGAAGATCCGGTACATGTACGCCGACAGAGCGGCGATCAAGACGCCCAAGTCCGACGTCATCAGGATGCCTCCTTCGATCGTCGAAGCGTCGATTACCAGTCAGCACATCAACGAGCTGCTGAAGGCCGCTGCTGTCCTTCAGCTACCGCACATCGCCATCTCAGCCGATCTTGAGATCAATGAGGTGTTGGCGTACGTCACCGACATGCGCAACCCTGCTCACAACGAGTTCTGCGTCCGACTCACCCCGACGTCAGAAATGCACGGCGGATGCACAGCAGTGTTTCGCGTCGACAAGCTGCGCGTGTTGCCTGGGACGTACACCGTATCCGTAGCAAAGGGCATTGGCCGATTCTCGTCCCCGGACAATGGGCATGGCGACGTGAACTACTACATTGGCTGCGACGAATCGTCGAAGTGGAGCCAGGCATGAACAACGTGCTCAGTCAAAAGCACGACGAGATGATCTGGGCGCAGAAGTATCGCCCGCAGACTCTCAGCGAATGCGTGCTCCCTGAGCGACTGCTGGCTACGTTCCAGCAGTTCGTCAGCTCGAAGCAGCTACCCAACCTGTTGCTAGCGGGTCACCACGGCATCGGCAAGACGACTGTGGCCAGAGCTCTGTGCAACGAGCTCGGGTATGACTCTGTGCTCGAGATCAACGCATCGATGAACTCGGGCATCGACACACTTCGCAACGACATCAAATCGTTCGCATCCACAATGGCACTAGGCGGCGGTCGCAAGATCGTCATTCTCGACGAAGCTGACTATCTCAACGCCCAGTCGACTCAGCCTGCTCTCAGGGCGTTCATGGAGGAGTTCAGCAAGGCATGTACTTTCATCCTAACGTGCAACTTCAAGGCGCGTATCATCGAGCCGCTGCACTCAAGGTGCACCGTGATCGACTTCACGATCGACAAGTCGGAGAGGCCTCTGCTGGCTCGGTCGTTCCTGATCCGCGCCGAGAAGATCCTGGACGCCGAGAAGATCCAGTTCGACCGGAAGGTCCTGATGGGACTGGTGACGAGGCACTTCCCTGACTGGAGACGCGTCCTCAACGAGATGCAGCGGTACTCGACGAGCGGCATCCTCGATGCATCTGCTCTATCCGCAACAAACGCCACCGACATAGACACTCTCGCCGCCGCTCTGCGTGCCAAGCACTTTTCGGACATGCGCAGATGGGTCGGCGAGAACGTCGGGCAGGACACGGCGCCCATCTTCCGGGCTATATTCGACCGCTGCCAGACGCTCGTCGAGCCGTCCAGCATTCCTGCGCTGGTCTTGTCGATCGCAGAGTACAGCTACCGGTCGGCCTTCGTGGCTGACCAAGAGGTCAACCTGGTCGCGTGCCTGACAGAGATCATGTCTGACTGCGTGTTCCCATGACCGCCGAACTCACCCCATTCACGTTTGTCGACTCCATCTGCGTGACGAAGCAGGATCTGATGGACACGCCCTCCGCCGAGAAGGCGTACGTGCCGTTCATCGTCAATCGATCTCTGTCCAACTTTGCCGACACAGCCCGGCTGGCAAACAAGACGAACTACATGCACACGGCAGACAATGTGATGCAGTACAAGTTTCTTCTACATACCGTGCCAAAACGTCGCCGGATTGCGAAGTGGCACAAGAGAGCCGTCAGCGACTCGATAGATGTCGTCCGGCAGTACTACATGTGCTCTTACCGCGAAGCAGAAGAATACGTATCCCTGCTGACGCCCGATCAGATCGACGGTCTTCGTCAACGCATGTTTACAGGTGGAGCGGTTCGTCATGGAGCAACCAAACAATGATGTCTTTCGAGGTCTTGGAGTTCGCGTCAGGCTTGTGACGCCAGAGAACTTCCTCAAGATCAAAGAGACTCTCACACGGATCGGCGTTGCCGACGCCGAGCGTAACCTAACGCAGCAGTGCTTCATTCTCCACAAGCGCGGCGAATACGCCATCTTGCATCTCACCGAGATGCGTGCGCTCGACTCCGCCAAAAACGTCGACGGCATCGACGATGCCAGCCTGGACATGAGAGACGTGATCGTATCGCTGCTCGAAGAGTGGGGACTGCTGGTCCCCTTCGATGAGGTCGTCAGGCCCTCCACCATGTGCGGGATGCGGGTCGTGCCATACAGACAACGATTTGAGTGGGCGTTGATCTCTCCGTATGACATTGGGCGAAGCCGAACAGGTTGATCGTTGCTCGGATCTGCCGTATAGTGCAGCTACTTCATGGAGTCGAGTTCAACATGTCCAAGTTCTACACGTCAGTCGATGTACACCGCGGCGCGGTCCTTGAACGAGGATACACAGATGGCCGCCGCCATGCGCGCAAGGTGCCATACAAGCCATTCTTGTTTGTACCTGATCTTCGACCGTCGTCCGACGACAACGAGCAGAAGTTCACTTCGTACCGCGGCGAGAGCTTGAGGAAGCTCAGCTTCAGTAGCATCAGCGAAGCCAGAGAGTTCTTGGATCAATACAAGAACGTGTCGAACTATCCTATCCATGGGATGACGACGTGGCAGTACCCGTACATCTTCGAGAACTACCGCGGCG